GCCTAATCCCGTACCCGTCCTGTTTCCTGCGAGTGCTCTCTGTCTGATTGCTTCTTCAGGTGTTTGTGACACAGGACGCGCTGGCCTAGCAGGGATTAAATCCGGCCTTGGCATTATGGGTTGAGAAACTCTGCCAATTCCTGGTTCCCCAAACCTTAGATCAGATTCTACTCGGTTTCTCAAGCTTTCTGGGCCTTGAGATCGCATTATCGGCTGGTTTGTTCTGAGGTATTGGCTCGCGTCCATCATCGGAGGAGGCGCTCCTGTAAAATCTTGGACAGGGCTTGGCGCGGGCGGTGGGCTGTCAGTAAACGTCGGGACACGCCCTATGGCGTC